CTCTCATCAGTTAAGTTAGTTTGATCAAGGTTGAATACAGAGTAAAATCTCTGCATTACTATTTGTTTCTTGTAATCTTGACCTTTCTTTGGACCTGCTTTGTAAGTATCGTCAACTTGTAAAGGTTTCCAAAGCACGACCTCAGTACCAGATTCACCTTTGTTTACTCTGCCACCTGCTTGGTTGATTTGTTTAAAGGTTGCCCAAGTATTACTCTCAAAGTTGCGAGACCACTTAGTTAAGCCGAGCCAGAAACAGTTTACTCCACGATAGTTAGTACCACGAATATTTCTAGGCAGACCAGTAGTGAACCATGGCTTCATCCAGTTCTTACCATGCTTATCTATTTCTGCTACCATCGCACTTGCGATTTGGTTCTTTATTTCTTCATTTGATTTTGGCATTTTATTCTCCTTGGTTATATTTATTATTATTTAATAGTTCAGAATCCATTTGGTTCATTAATTCAGCAGCATCAAACTCTTCATACTCACCATCATTAACATACTCAATTAGATCATCATTAAATACTTCAAGTTCAATTTCAGAACCAGTATTATCAAAAGTTTGTTTTGCTTGGTTGTATTGGGCTTGTAAACCTTTAGAAAGTTTATCAAAATCAATATCAAGTATATAACTGAACTTCATTTTTAATTTGGGCTTATTCATATATTCTCCTTGGTTATATTTATTATTTATTAATTAATTTTAATTCTGCAATCATAACAGAAGTAACAGAAAACTCAGCAACCTCATCAGGAAGAGAACATTTTAATTGAACATTACTAACTACTTCAGCAAGTTTTATAAAGCCAGTAGAATTTAAACTTTCAACTAACCAATCAGAAGCATTAAGAACTAGCTCAATATTATCAACATCAGTATCACTAAGAGAGTAGCCAGACTCATAATCCCATACTTTAATTTCATTAATAGCTTCATTTAGATATTTAACATTTAATTTATTCATTTTATTTTCCTCGGTTTTTGTTTTCATTAACTAAAATTATAAGGATAATAGCTAAAAAGTAAACCCCTATGTTAGAAAAAGAATCATTTAAAATCAATAGGTTATGACCCTTTTGAATAAAAAGAAAATTAAATTGCTTAAAAATGATTAAAAATGATTAGATTTTATAAAGGTCATAAGCAAGTGTCAGCTCATCACCTTTACTTATATTTTGTTTTGTAATTAAAATATATTTAACATCAACGAAAGAACCAATAACATTGAAGCCTTGATCAACTTGCTTTATCTTTTTACAGTTGGGTTGGTCGCTGTGATTTATAAAACCACCGAGCGGAGTTCTTATTATATATTCATTATGATAGTGGTGAATGATTCCTAGTTCATGGTTGGCTTTTATATCTTCAGTTGCGAATAATCCTAGCCCATGAATGGTTGATTGTTTGATTGTAAGGTTGCTTGGTAATGGTTTGTAACTTATTTCTTTTTGTTCATTTGTTTCCATGCTATTCTTATTCTCTTCTGACTTTCGTCTGTAAATACTTCTATTGGGTAAACATTTCTATCACCATAACCAATATCATCTTTGACTTGGTATGATGCGAAAGTTCTAACATACTCACGACCATCAACAGCTTGAATATCGTACAAGAAACATTCAGTAATTATTTCACAGCATTTCATTTTACTGAAGTCGTCTGTGCTTACTGTGGTTGAATCTCCTGCTATATCTATCCAGGTTAGTCTAAGTCTTTGATGCTTGGTTGTACCTATTGTGATCATGGCTATATATTATTATATTTGCAATAATATTATATAAATAAAAATATTTTATTTTGCCCTGTGTAACTTTTCTGCATTTGTACTAATATGCTAATATTTGATAGGAAAACCCTTATTGAATTGATGATATTAGTTCTTAACTGATATTAGATAAAACTAATATATTGACTTGATTTGAAACTTATCACATAAAAATTACCACACATCTTTGTCTTTTTGTTTTGTATAAACCTAAAATAGATTATAAAAGATTATGGCTCATTATAAACGAGCCGAGAACCAAGCACTTTCAAACATAAAGAACCAAGTAAGAGCCATTAATAATAGGTTAATAATGCCTTGGTATAGGTTGCACAGATTTAGCGTTTAAGACTCATAATTCTAGCACTGCTTCCCCTACTAGGTATTTGCAAAATGAGGAACAAGGAGATAGATTATGGGTATTAGAGGACCAAAGCCTGGAAATCCAAGGATAGGAGGAAGGCAAAAAGGTACACCAAACAAGAAGACTGCTGAAATACAAGAAAGAGTAAAGAAGTTTATGGAGCAAATGGGAGTCAAGAACTTTGATCCTCTCATGGCTTTGGCTGGTATCGCAGTTGATAAAGGCACACCACTAAAGTTAAAGGTTGATGCACTTAAAGAAATAGCACAATACATGCATCCTAAAAGGAGAGCTGTGGAGATTTCTGGAGAACAAACTATAAATGTTCAAGAGAANCAGAAGAAGATAAAAGAACTAGACGACTTGCTGAATGAAATTGAAGATGAAAAACTAAAAGAAAATCAAACAACTATAAATTAATTTCTGGTTTGCAAATTTTTTGCAAGTCAAAATGCATAAATAGGTTATACTGCAAAAAACTTTTTTATTTTGACGAGTGTAAAATGAGTAATATCCTAATATGCTAATATTAAGATGGAATGCTTTCCTTATAGCATTTATTTCTGTTTACATATTAACACAACCAAATGTTGATATGCAATGGTTTGGATGGTCTTTGTCTTCAGTCTCTTGTTTCATGTGGTTTTTAGTTGCAAGAAGAGACAAAGATATACCTAGAAGCCTTATGGAATTGATGTATCTTTTAATGGGATTATGGGGTATATATAATTGGTATGGCTATTGAACTAGAATCGCTATCTGATATCGAAATAGAAACTAGATTACTAAGACTTAAATGGATTAAATCAGCACGACCCAAACAATTAACACCGAAAGGTGATTGGTCTATTTGGCTGATTTTAGCAGGGAGGGGATGGGGCAAAACTTTAACAGGTGCACACGACATGGCATGGTTTGGATTAACTAATCCCGATAGTCGTCTAGCAATAGTTGCACCAACCTTTGCAGATGGTAGAGATACTTGTATTGAAGGAGAGTCTGGATTGTTATCTGTTCTTAATGAAGAAGTTATTGCAAATTACAATAGATCTTTAGGAGAATTAATTTTAAAAAACGGAACAAGGTACAAAACATTTAGTTCTGATACTCCTGAAAGATTACGTGGACCACAGCACCATAGAGTTTGGTGTGATGAGTTAGGCTCTTGGAAGTATAGTGAGACATGGGATCAAATGATGTTTGGTCTAAGGTTGGGTGATCATCCAAAAGTTATAGTTACAACAACTCCAAAGCCAATACCATTAGTGAAAGAGTTACACAAAAGAACAGACACACATGTTACTTCTGGATCTACTTTCGAAAACAAAGCAAATTTAGCAGAAGCAAGTTTAAAACAACTAAAAGAAAAATACGAAGGCACAAGACTAGGTCGTCAAGAATTATATGCTGAAGTTCTAGAAGATGTAGAAGGAAGTTTATGGAACAGAGAAATGATCGAATCGTCCATGATTCGTTTTAATGAAAAGTTGCCAGACTTTAAAAGGATTGTAGTCGCAGTAGATCCTGCAGTTACAGCCAATGTAAATTCTGATGAGACAGGTATAGTAGTTTGTGCAACAGACTTCAAAGGTAAATTCTACATACTAAATGATCTTTCTGGTAAATATAGTCCTGATACTTGGGCAAAGAAAGCAGTTGAGGCATATGAAAGTTATAAAGCAGACAAAATCATCGCAGAAGTCAACAATGGTGGGGATTTGGTGCAAAAAGTTGTCAAAACGATAGATCCTAATGTTAGTTACAAGGCAGTTAGAGCAACTCGTGGTAAATTCGTAAGAGCAGAGCCTATCGCAGCATTATATGAGCAAAAAAGAGTCAAACATGTAGAAAGGTTCAATAATTTAGAAGATCAACTCTGCAGTTACAACCCTGAAATAACTTCTCAGTCACCAGACAGGCTAGATGCTTTAGTTTGGGGACTAACTGAGTTAAGTGCAAGGTCTGGAGTTGCTAGTTGGAGGATAAGTTGATTAATTTAAAAACACCAAAACAAAAGTTAAATGAATGGAAGACCCAAAACAACATGAGAAGGAATTACGAGATAAAACTTGCTTCTTCTTTAAAGAAAGAGTTTTTAAGAGCTTCCAAGAATATATCAACTAATTACATAATTTCTAGAAATAGTGCGGTGGATCTAGAATCAAGACCTCATCACAGTCGTTTAAAGTCTATAATATTTACCCACTGGAAAGCTGTAACTGATGTTTTTCGTGATCGTTCCTTGTCTATGTTGCGTAATGTAATAGAAAAAGAGCAAAAAGAGTACGAAGATGATTTTGACCGTGAATTTGAAAACTTTTTGTTTACTAGTGGCGCAGAAAAGGTTACTAATATAAGCTCGACTACTATTGCAAATATTCGTAATGCAATAAACAGTGCACAAGAGGATGGACTAGATGTCTATTCGACTGCTAGAAGAATAATAGAACTAAGTGAGATCGATTCAATAACAAGAGCTGTATTAATAGCAAGAACAGAAACACACCAAGCTGCAAATTTTGCAAACTATACAACTCTTGGTGTTGTGAACATTCCTAACATGACAAAGGAATGGTTATCTATTAATGATGCTCGTACAAGAGATGACCACAGCATTGCCAATGGTCAACAAGTCGCAAAGAATGGTGACTTTGTAGTTGGTGGTTCGCTGTTGAAGTATCCTGGAGATCCTTCTGGTCCAGCTGGACAGGTTATCAATTGTAGGTGTACATTCGTTGTGAATGTACCTGAACCAGACTTTGGAGGATTTTAAAATGCTGGAAAAAATTACTGAACTGTTTTGGGATGGAGTTTACTTCGTTCAAGACAAATGGCAAGAAAACAAAAGAAACAAAATAATTATAATCGTAGCAATTTTAATTATCTTATCATTAATATTTAAACCATAATGTCATTCAAAGAGGAACTCAACATGAATGAAAAATATCACAAGAAGCCTAAAGACAAAGACAAAAGGAAAGAAGAAGTAGCGAAAGATACTTTTGACAATCCAGGCGAAGCATCAAAAAGAGCAAAAGAAATAGGTTGCACAGGAATTCATTCTATGGATGGAAAATTCATGCCATGCAAAACTCATGATGAATATGTAAGTGCTACATCAGACGACAAGTATGGAAAAAAGCCTAAAGATAAAAAAGCAGATTGTGATGATGATTGTGATGATTGCGAGTGTACTTATTCAGACTATGATCAACTTAATGATAAAGATTGGGTTGACCAAAGCATTTCTGAAAAAGGACAAAGACAAGTTTATGAGTGCGAAATAAAAACAGAAGCAGATGAAGAAGGTGTCTTTGAAGGATATGCTTCTACATTTGGTAATGTTGACAAAGGCAATGATGTAGTTGTCAATGGAGCATTTAGAAAAAGTTTAAGAAGAAGACCTTATAGTAAAGTTAAACTCCTTTACCAGCATCGTACTGATGAGCCAATAGGCGTCTTCAGAAGTATGAAAGAAGATGAAAGAGGATTGTATGTAAAAGGTCAATTAGCAATGGGTACCCAAAAAGGGAAAGAAGTATATGAGCTAATGAAGATGGGTGCTCTAGACGCAATGTCAATAGGATTTAAAGCAGATCCAAAATCTCAATCGTATGATGAAAGAAGAAGAAAAAGATACTTGAGAGATGTAGATCTGATGGAAGTTTCCCTTGTAACTTTTCCGATGAACGATAAAGCTCTTGTTCATCAAGTGAAAGGTTCAGACAGAACTATTCGTGAATGGGAGGATTTTATGCGGGATGCAGGAGATCTATCACGAATGGAATCAAAGATGGCTGCAAAAGCAGTCGTTGAGGTTCTTGAGCAGCGAGAGGTTGCTGAGGACTTTGGTGATGTTATAGAATCTATAGAAAGTCTAAAGAAAGTCTTAACAACAAACAAACCTTAAATAGGAGGATACGATGGCTGATAATAATCAAGTCAAAGAAGCGATTGATAGTCTCGGAGTAACATTCGAAGAATTCAAAAAGACTAACGATCAAAGACTTGCTCAAATCGAAGCTAAAGGATCTGCTGATGTTATCACTGATGAAAAACTAGGTCGTATCGAGGAAGATCTCGATAAGATTGAAGTAATCAATCAGGAAATGACTAAGCAATCCATGGCTACCAAAGAGCAAGACGAAAAACTAGCTCGTATAGAGAAAATGTTGTCTAGACCTTTATCATCAAAGGACGAAGTGACAAGTGTCGACGAACAAAAAATGGCATTTGAAAACTACTTGAGAAAAGGAAAAGACAATGTCTCTCCAGACGAACTAAAAGTTTTAACAGCATCAACTGATACTGCTGGTGGCTACTTAGCTCCACCTGAGTATGTAAGAGAGCTGACTAAAACTATAATAGAAACCTCACCAATAAGAAGTATTGCGAGAGTTAGAAGTACAACTAACAGATCAATTCAAATTCCAGAAAGAACAGGAACTTTCTCTGCTGTATTCGTAGCAGAACAAGGTACTCGTTCAGAAACTACTGGATATGCGACTGGTTTGAAAGAAATACCAACTCACGAACTATATGCTTTAGTTGATATCTCTGAGCAAGAGCTAGAAGATTCTGTCTTCAATCTTGAGCAAGAAATGTCTGCTGAATTCGGTGAGCAGTTCGCAAAAGCAGAAGGCGCAGCATTTGTAAGTGGTAATGCAGTGGGTAAACCAGAAGGAATTTTAAGTAATTCTTCAGTAGCAACTGTTAATTCAGGTGCTTCAGCAGCATTAACTGCTGATGGTTTAATCGCTTTATACCATGAGCCAAAAGCTGAGTATGCACAGAATGGCACATTTGTTTTCTCTAGATCAACATTAGCAGAAATTAGAAAGTTAAAAACTTCTAGTAATGATTATGTTTTTCAAGCAGGAAATCAATTAGCAGGTGGAATGGTTTCTACTATTCTAGGTGCTCCGTATGTTCAGGCAACTGACATGCCAGCTGTCGGTGCAGGTAACAAGCCAATTGCTTTCGGTGATTTCAAAAGAGGTTACATGATTGTTGACCGAGTAAGCCTTGCGATCCTAAGAGATCCATTTACTCAAGCAACTTCAGGTAATGTCCGATACATCGCTAGAAAGAGAATCGGTGGTCAAGTTATCTTGTCTGAAGCAATTAAAACTCAAACAGTAAGCGCATAGGAGGAAGTAATGAGAGATCTTAAAAATAATATCGGAGTTGCTCAATCACTAGCACCTGCTGCAAGAGATGCTGATGCTAACGGAACAGGTGTGGATCTTCAGGGATTCGAATCTGCTACTGTTGTCATTGACATGGGTGCGGAAGGAATAACTCTATCGACAACTAATAAAATAGAAATAGAATTGGAACATTCTGATGATAATTCTACTTTCACTGACTGTGCAGCAGCAGACCTAATAGGTGCCTCTTCAGGGACTATTGGTACATTTGATGCTAACTCAGAAATCCCAGCAGTTTCATCTGTTGGTTATATCGGTGGTAAGAGATATATCAGAGCAGTTGCAAACTTTTCTGGAACACACGGCACAGCAACACCACTAGGTGTATCTGTAGTCAAAGGACATGCAAGAAACAACCCAGTTTCTTAATTGTTAAATTTTTAGGGTGGGAGTTAATTCTCCCACTCTAAATAAAAGGAGGAAGAATGAGAATTAAAATGCTAACAAGCTGTAATGGAGCTTCAAATCCAGAGGGTTCAGTTTCTATGAACTATAAGAAAGATGAAACTTATGAAATGTCACAAGAATGGCAAATCAAAGTAGCTCATGCTTTCTTGTCTTCTGACTTAGCTATGGAAATTAAAGATGAAGTAGTTAAAGAAGACAAAAAAGAAGATAAAAAAGCTAGTAAAAAGAAGAGCAAACTAGTATTATAATGGCAAGTGCAGGCATTCATCATTTTCTATGTGATCAAGGTGCTACTTTTAGGAAAACAATAACCTTAAAAGAGAGTGATGGTTCATTAGTAAATTTAAATGGATATACTGCTAGAATGAAAATAAAAGATGAAGTTGGTGGAACTTTGATTAAAAGTTTAACTAGTGCTGCTAATGGTGGACTTACTATTGGTGGATCAGCTGGAAACAGTGCCAATGGAGAGATCGATATATTAATTAGTGCTTCTGATACTACAAGTTTCTCAGCACCAACAACTGCTGTTTATGATATTGAAACATTAACCAGCGGAGGTATAGTTGATAGAATATTACAAGGTAAATTTATAATTAACCCAGAGGTGACAGACTAATGGCAAATCAAAGGAACTCAGTAACAGTATCAGATTCAGGAGTTGTACAGATAGTCTCTGTAGGAACTCAAGGACCAGCAGGTAGTGATTCTTTGATGACTAAAGCAGTTATATCTGCAACAGCACAGGCTAATATGATTTTACAATTTAACTCAAGCAATGATCAATGGGAAGGTGTTACATCTACTGATGGACTTACTATTGATGCAGGCACATATTAAGGAGGAAAAGTATGGCTAATACAATTAAGATAAAAAGAAATACTGGCTCTACAGCACCAACAACTTCTAATATTGCACAAGGTGAATTAGGTATATCGGAAAGTAATAAGATTCTTTTCTATCGTGATGCCAGTGACAATATTTTAAAAATCGGTGGTGAGGGAGCTTTTTTAAGATCCGATCAGAATGATACATTTACTGGTAACTTAACAATTACAGGAAACTTAGAAGTACAAGGTGATACAGTACAAACTGATGTTGCTACTTTAACTGTGGAAGACCCACTAATTGAATTAGCAAGAGCCAATACAGGATCAGATGCAGTTGATATTGGTTTCTTTGGTAACTATGACACTTCAGGATCGCAAGATCTATATGCTGGTATTTTTCGTGATGCCAATGATAGTGGTAAATTTAAGTTATTTAAAGACACACAAGCAAAACCGACTACAACAGTAAATACATCAGGCACAGGATATTCAGTAGCGACTTTAGTTGCAAACATTGAAGGTAACTTAGCTGGATCTCCAACTATTACTGCAGGTGTTGTAGCAACTTCACTCGACATGAATGGTCAAGAATTAATTTTAGATGCTGACCAAGATACAAGTATTCATGCAGAGAATGATGATGTAATTGACTTTAGAGTTGCAGGTGCAGATCAGTTTAGTATTAGTGATGGTGCAATCACTCCAGAAAATACTAACGACATTGATCTTGGATCTTCTTCTAAAAAGTTCAAAGACATTTACATTGATGGCACAGCACAATTAGATGCTGCTAATGTTGGTGGCTCGGCTGTTGTCAATGTAGGATCTACTCAAACAATAACAGGTGTAAAAACTTTACAAGTGCCTATCCTACAAGATAGTTCCGACACAAGTAAAAAAGCACAGTTTGTAATGTCAAGCATTGGATCAAGTACAACTAGATCATTTACTTTCCCAAATGCTAATACAATTTTGGTTGGTACTGATGTAGCACAAACTTTAACTAATAAAACTCTAACAACACCTACAATCGCACAGATTCAAGGTGGTGGTAGTAATACATCAGGTCATACTGTTCCGAACTTATCAGATGATACATTTGCTTTATTGGCTGCTAGTCAGACTTTAACAAACAAGACTATTGATGCAGGAACTTATTAATGAATAGATGAAAAATATGTCACAAGAAGAATTAACTAGAACCAAAGAACAATTAAAATATAAAACTGCAGAAACCATAGTAAGCAACAATAAGGTTGGTGAATATGTTGGTAAACTTATGGATGCAGAAACAAAACTTTTATTGTTCTCTGAAGATAATAAAGTTCTAAAAGAAAAATTAGATGAACATGATCAAGTTAAAGCTGATCTAAATGAAAAGAATAAAAGAGTTCACTCTCAAGAAACCAATAATGTTGCTTTGAAAGATAAACTAACTGGTATTAAAAATCAGCATCAAGCTGAACTAGAACACCATGGTAAGATTATTGATGATCTACAGCTTCAGCTTAAAGGCAAAGAGAAGATGATAGAAACAATGAGTGATGAACTCAAAATTTTAAAAGGTAGTAAAAAGAAAAGGAGTAAAGCTAAATGACTAATACTGTAATAGTTAAAAAGAACAGTTCTTCAGGAAATGAACCATCAGCATCAGATTTATCAGCAGGAGAATTAGCTGTAAACACAGCAGACGGAAAATTATTTACTAAGCACACAGACGGAACTATTAAAACCATAGCACAGGATCAAATTAATTCTGATGCTACTGCATTAGCTATTGCTTTAGGATAATATGGCAAATACATTTAAAGTTGTATCACATGATGTAATGCCTGCAAGTGCAGGTACAGCAGAAGACTTATACACTTGTCCAGGAAGTACAACAACAGTCGTCTTAGGTTTAGTAATGTCAAATGTTCATACAAGCCAAGTTACAGCTAGTGTTAAATTAGTTTCTGATACAAGTGGTGGTGGAAGATCAGCAACCAACACGACAACATTTTTATTAAAAGATGCACCAATACCAACAGGTTCTTCTTTAGAGATTCTATCTGGTAACAAAGTCGTCTTGGAGGCAACTGATAAATTACAAATTGATTGCTCTGTCGCTGACAAAGTTTCAATTACATTATCAATAATGGAGATTAGCTAATGCCATATGTCGGTAGCGTCCCTCTTGCTGTCACCGATACAGTTTCTGTAAATGTTGCGAATACAGTAACTGCAGGCGATCTCGAAGTCGATTCAGGCACACTTTCAATAGACGCTACTAATAATAGAGTTGGTATTGGGACAACAAGCCCAACAGGAAAGCTGCACATAGAAACAGATGCTGGTGGTGTTAAATTATTAACTAGAGGTGCTTCTAGTTCAACAACTACATCTAATGATGCAGATGAATTATTAGTAGATAATGCTGGTAATTCAGGAATAACTATTGGTTCAGGCACTTCTAATTCTGGTTCAATTCATTTTGGAGATAGTGGCGATAACGATATAGGGAAAATAGTTTATAATCATAATGGTAATTCTTTAGCATTCACTACAAATACAAGTGAGGCTATGCGTATAGATAGTTCTGGTCGAGTAGGGATTGCAAATACAAGTCCTGGTTCATTCAATTCTCAAGGACAAAATTTAGTAATTGGTTCTGGCTCTGGTGATGCTGGAATGACAATTTATAGTGGCAGTGGTTCAGGCGATTCAGGAAATATTTTCTTTGCAGATGGTACATCTGGTAGTGACCCTGTAAGAGGTGGTGTAACTTACAAGCATGATACTAATCAAATGATGTTTAGAGTTAATGATGCAAATAGATTAGAAATTGCTAGCGATGGCAAAGTTGGAATTGGTGATGCTGCACCAGACACACTTCTTCACATTAATCAAGGTGGTGAACCACCAGCAGAAGGAATGTTAATACTTGAAGCAAACTCTGCTAGTCGTCAAATAAGAATACAACCACCAACAGATGCAGATAATGGGTTTATAGATTTTAGAGGTGGTAACTTAACATTTCAAGATGATGGTACTGAAGTTGCTCGTTTTCAAGGCACAACAGGATTTGGGATTGGTATAACAAATGTAACTAATAAATTAGACATAGCTACTGACTCATCTAATCACATTAGACTGAGAAGTGCTACAACAGAAGCTAAAGGTCTTTCTCTAATTTATGACAATACCAATGACCGAAGTGAAATAAGAAGTGATCAACAAGGTGTGAATCAAAAAGATTTACAGTACTATGCGTTAAATCATAACTTTGGTCGTAATGCATCTGATATTAATTTTAAAATTACTGATGCAGGTAAAGTTGGAATCGGAACTACAAGTCCAGGTGTACTAATAGATGCAGCTTTCACAGAAAATACTACAAGTCCACCTAGTAACTATGGTGCTTTAGGCACTGTTGGTATGCGTATTACCAATGACAGTGTATCAAATAATCAACATGGTTCTGCCCTTCTTCTAATAGCAAATAGGCTTACAACAACAGACCAAGCTGGACAAGTTTCACTAGCTTGTGATGTAAGTGCTAACAAAACTGCTAATATGATTTTTGCTACTCGTAATGGTGGCAATGTTGAAGAAAGAATGCGTCTTTCTGCTGATGGCAAATTAGGAATTGGCACTACAAGTCCAACAACTACCTTATCAGTAAATGGAGTAATTACACACATAGGCGGAACAGCTTCTTCAACAAGTGATTTAACATCAGGTGGATTACATTTTCACGATGCCTCAACTTCCGCAGGTGATATTATGCCAATCACTTTTACTCCAAGCGCAACAGCAGACAGAGCAAGAGCAGGTATAGGATTTATTTCACAAGCCCAAGATGGTTCAGCAGGTTTTGCTGCTGATATTGCTTTCTATACTAGAGGTGCTGCTGATGGATCAACACTTGGTACTTCTGATGAGAGAATGAGAATTAATAAAGATGGTCGGATTGGAATTGGTACTGCAACTTTAGATACTAATGCACAAGTACAAATTGAAGGTGCAGAAGAATATTTTGTGATTAAACACACAGCACAAATGGGTATTAAATTGTATGGTAATGATACTAATGTTATTTATTCATACGATAAAGATAATAACAGTTTTACAGGTGGAATAACTTTTAATCACGCAGACGGAACAACAATATTTAACACTGGTGGTAGTAATGAAAGAATGCGTATTGCTAGTGATGGTAAAATATCAATGGGGTTTGCAGGTACATCAGGCTCAGTATTTCATTACATAAGAACAGGTGCAAATGAGGAAGTAGTTTTGCTTGACGCAACTAATGCTTCTTATGGAGAAGATACTTTACACATCGATAATAATAGAGCAGCAACTACCTCATATAACTCTATGAGAATAACCTCTGGAGGAGACGCAGATAGTGAGTTTATTATTCAAGGCAATGGAAATGTTTTTGCAGATGGCTCATTTAGTCCTGGTGGTGCTGACTATGCCGAGTATTTTGAATGGAAAGATGGTAACAGTTCTAGTGAAGATAGACGAGGGTACTCAGTTGTTCTTGATAGTAATAAAATAGTTAAAGCCACAGATAGTGATGATACTTCTAAAATTGTAGGTGTTATATCTGCCAATCCAACAGTTGTTGGTGATAGTGATATTGAAAGATGGAAACAAAAACATTTAACAGATGATTATGGTAGTTACATTTATGAAGATTACACTCAAACAGAATGGACAATAGTTGAAGAAGGCAAAGATGATATTTTCCATAGTTACCAAACAGATTTAATTCCTGATGGACTTACTGTACCTGATAATGCCATTGTTACTACAAAAGATGAAGATGGTGAAAATTTACAAAGAAGAAAAGTAAATCCTGATTGGAATAAAGACACTGCTTATATATCAAGAGCAGATAGAAAAGAATGGGACACAGTTGGTCTTATGGGTAAATTAAGATTACGCAAAGGACAACCAACAGGCTCAAATTGGATCAAAATGAGAGACATCTCAGACACAGTAGAGGAGTGGTTAGTTAGATGAGCAGAGCAAGAGAAAGAGCAGACGGAAGTTTTGGTGATTTAGATATTACTGATGTAGGTAGTATTCAGCTAGATACTATTACTAATGATGGAGCAAATATTACTTTAGATTCTTCTGGAGATATTATTTTAGATGCTGGTGGTTCTGATATTACTTTAAAAGATGATGGAACAGAAATTGCAAATATATCTCTAGCTTCATCTAATCTTTTATTTTCTTCAGCAGTTTCAG